CCGGATGTTCCTGAGTCGGCAGAGGTTTTGATTAAACTGCCGTATCTCAATACCAAAAGCGTAACAAATTTCGGATGGCAAACGCCGATTTCGGACTCAATTGAAGAGTGCAGCTTTGACCTTTCTTCATCCCCGGACGCTAATGCGCGATATAATGGCGGGATGTTTCAGCGCGGAAGAAATGGTTTGCATAAGCTTGGTTTGACTGGGGTTGAACATATACACAGCCTTAATAGTATGTTTATGAATTCTCCCGTTTTAAATGAAATTGCGCTATATGTTGACGGCGGTTTTATTTTGCCGACAGAAGTATACAGAACGGATTTCTACCGTGATGTATTTAACGGCTGCCGCAAGCTAAAAAATATTGTCGGCGATCCGCTTGATATGAGCGTGACGACAACATACCCGTCAACTTTCAAGAATTGCCAATCATTACAATATGTGCGATTTAAACCGAAAACAATCAACGGCGATCTTGACTTGTCTGACTGTTCGGGAATAATCAAAGGAAAATACGAAGCAAGTTCAGATGATCCCGGCACGCTGATTTCCATCGTCAACGGTGTTAGAGATTACAGCACAGGCATGAACAAAATTACAATCAAGTTTCACACGTTCGTTAAAGACTACCTGACGAGCTGGCGCTGTGAGCAAAACCCCGAAACAGGCTTGTATGTTTCAGCGAAAGTGGGACCGACGCTTGCAACAGTTTTGACGAACGAAAAAGGAGGGATTATTGCATGACTTTGTACGAAAAACAGCCGATCGAAAACGCTACTGTTTCGGTGCTTGAGGACAACGGTTATAAAATGCTCGTGATCGAGCCGCGCGATGGTTACAAGCTCAGAGCAAACGGCGATGATACTTACAGCACCATGCAGATCATGTTTTCCGCCGAGTTTGAAGAATTGCTCGACAATTATCACGCAGTTCCTATTGATGAGCTTGATGATGAGGTCGAAAAACCCCCGATTTCGCCGACAGATTACGAAGAAATCAGCGACAGCGAAGCGCTGTCTATAATAATTTCGGGAGGTAATGACAATGACGAGAGCTGAAGCCAAAGCTTACAGAAACAAGGTCGTGCAGGGCGAGCAGGTTGAAAAGCTCGGCGGAATTACAGAGAAAATCGAGCAGTCCGACAAAATCGGCTACGATTGGCACAATTACTATGTCGGCGATAAGCTCGTCAAATCCGAATATGTCGAGCAGGACAACCCCGTCGGTACTCAGAATAATCCGTTCGAATGGACGCCTGGAATGAGGCTGATACCGAACGGCTATTACACTTATGGTGGCAAGCGTTACGTTGCGGTTGCCGAGGGAAGCCCGGACACGATCACAGAGGAATATCTCGTTGAATTTTAAGGAGGAATTAACAATGTCAAATGATGTTTTTTTAAAACTTTGCAAAGAAATTGTTGTTGAATACTTCAATTCTCATGCAGATAAAACAGACAAAAAGCACATCACAATAGAAGATGTATTTATAGTTTGGAGTTGCAAAACCTTGCAAAATAACAAGGTTCTGGCAAGTACAACGGTTTCTGATGGTATGTATTACGAAATTACTCATAACGGTGATAAGAATGAAACTTATGTTGATGCTTATAAGAAGTGGGAAAACTTTGTAGTTAAAAACGATGGGAGGTCATGATTATGACACCAACAGGAAACAAACTCATAGACACAATAATTTATGTCGGTGCTTCGGCACTTATTTTTAACGGCGTTTTGCCGATCTGCGCCGTAATTCTTAAAGCCCTTAGGCTTATGTGAGGTGCGGCATGGGCGAAAACATATCGGCAGAGGAGCGAATTGCAAAGCTCGAAAGTGAAAATGTGACATTGTTTCACTACATCAAAGAAATAAAAGATGAACAAAAAGAGTTTCGAAAACTTGTAGCTGCGGTTGAGAAGATAGCCAATCAGACGGCGGACAACAGAGAAATGCTTGAGCAGAACAACAATAAGCTTGACGACATCTCAGTTCGTTTGACAGATGTTGAACATCAGCCGGCAGAATCAGCCAAGAAAAGAGCCGATAAAATATCGGACACGGTTATTGCTGTCGTTGTGACCGGAATCGTGAACGCTATAATTACGGCTTTAATTACATTTTTAACCAAATAAGGAGGAATCTCAAATGAAGAAAATCAATCTCAAAGGCGTAACAGCTCAGACCTGGGCAAGAACTCTCGTGCTTGTCCTCGCACTCATCAGCCAGCTTTGTGTAATCCTCGGTAAGCGCACCGAAGCTATCGACATTGACCGTTGGCAGGAGTATGTGACCTACATATTCGGCGTGGCTGCTTCGATTTGGTCGTGGTGGCAGAATAACTCATTTACCCACAAGGCGCAGGAAGCCGATAAAATGCTGAACGGAGGTGACGACAATGGCTAAAAGAGTATATGTCGGTATTGGTCACGGCGGCTCTGACTCAGGAGCTGTCGGCAACGGCTTCAAGGAAAAGGACTTGACACTTTCTATCGGTAAGTATTGCAACGAACGCCTTAAGCAGTACGGCATTGAGACAAAAATCAGCCGTACAACCGACTGTGATTCGTCAATCAATTCAAAGGCTGCGGCTTCAAATGCGTTTAAAGCTGACGTTTGCATGGATATCCACATCAACGCAGGCGGCGGTGACGGCTCGGAGGTCTATTACTCCCACGTTTCACCGAACGGTAAGAAGCTCGCACAGTCCATTGTTGACGCTACACTTGCTATACGTCAGAATACAAGGGGCATTAAGACAAAGCTCGATACCGACGGTACGGATTATTTCGGTATGATCCGTATGACGGACGCTCCGGCGGTTCTTGTCGAGTGTGCATTTATCGACAACGCAACCGACATTCAGATCATCAACACCGAAGCAAAGCGCAAGGTGTTCGGTTATGCAATCGCTGACGGCGTTGCAAAGTATCTCGGCGTAAAGCTGCCGACCGCAAAGCCTACCACGCCGAGCAAATCGACAACCGCAGCCGTGAAGATTGAAGCTCCGAACCTTGGCAGTTACCTCAAGGAAGGCGACAAGAGCCTTGCTGTCTACTCATACAAGCAGCTTCTTGCTCTGCTCAAGAAGAAAGGCATCATCGCTCAGGGTGTTGACAATAACGAAATCTTCGGCGCAGGAACAAAGACGGCCACCAAACAGGTTCAGCTCGCTGCAGGCATAACCGTTGACGGCCTTGCCGGTCCGCAGACAATTCGTGCTTGCTATGTCCTCGCGGCGAGGTAAAGGCTTTTATTGTAAAAAATATATTTCTTGACTTTTAGCCTTATATGCGTTATAATCAAGTTACCCAATAGGTAATTTGATTATAACGCAAGGCGAGGGATATTTTGAAAATAATTTATAAGACTAATAAAATTGAAAAGCAATGTACCAGTTTTAATGATGCTAAAAAACTGTTTGGTGGCAATGCTTCTTTAGCGATTAGTCTACTGTCACGAATAAATGCTTTAAAAGGAGCAGAAACAATTAAAGATATTATAGTACAGCCACAATTCCATTTTCACGACTTACATAATAAAGCCAGAAGAAACTTGGATGGCTTTTTTGCGATTGATGTTAAAACTAGAAGAGACAAATGGCGAATTATTATACAGCCTTTAGATGAAAATGAAAATCCCTATAGACCTTGCAATATTGATCAAATAGCAAATGTAGTACGAGTTGTTGAGGTTACGGAGGTGAGCAAACATTATGAGTAATTATATTGAATATAATGATAAAATAGCGTTTCATCCTGGCTACTATGTAAAAGAGCTTGTAGATGAAAGCGGACTTACTCAAAAAGACTTTGCTGGAAGACTTGGAACTACCGCAAAAAACCTTAGCCTTATTATTAGAGGTGAACAAAGTCTGTCAACAGACATTGCTTTGAAATTATCAAGAATGTATGACACAAGTGTAAAGTATTGGCTAAATTTACAGATTGAATATGATTCTTTGATTGCGGAATTTGCATCTCAAAAAGAGATGGAAAAAGAGAAGGAAGTATTCAAACATCTGGATTATAAATACTTCAGAGATAATTTTAATTTGCCAGACTTACCAAGAAAAATTGAAGAGCAAATTGCCACTCTAAGAAAATTTCTTGGTGTATCTTCGCTTTGCGTATTTTCAAGAAAGGATATGGCTATAAATTTTCGAAGCGCAACAGATAGGTTGTCTGAAGCCAACACAATTAAGGCCAATATCATGGTTCAAATCGCCATTAACCATGCATTGACAATTAACGCCCCGAAATTCAACAAATCTATTTTTGATGAAGCGACTAATTATGCTTTAACATTAACAAGAAATCATACAGATTTTTATCCGCTTATCTATAATGAATTTTTAAAAGCCGGTGTTATTTTTGTTGTTTTGCCTAATTTGTCAGGTTCGAAAATAAATGGCGCAACCAAAAAAATTGGTGATAATATTCTTTTAATGGTAAATGATAGGCGACTTTATTCCGATACGTTTTGGTTTACATTGTTTCATGAGATAGGGCATATTTATAATGGCGATTACGGGATATCTTTCGATCATGATGCGACGGGAGAAGATACTGAAGATTTAGCAGATAAATATGCGGCAGATATTTTAATT